ATAGCTTGAATTTTCGATGCTTTCATCCGTCGCCTTCTTCCTCAAACGGGCGGCCGTGAGTATCACCATGTCACCGCCGTCCCGTGTCTGTCGGTTCCATTTCCGGAACTTGATAGAAAAAGTTCCCCCGGCAATGGTAATTTGCTTCATCTGTTCTACCGCTACATAAAGATTCATTTTTTCCATAGCCGGCGGATAAATTTTTTAATCCTGCCCCAGTTATCATGTACCAGGCAGAAAGATAGAAAGAAAAACATAAATTTTAGGAACGTCCATAAGCTACCCCTGTTTGTAGTCTTTTCTTTTTCCTGGCTTTGTTGCTTAACGTCGGATTTACGGGTAACGGTTGTTTCCTGCTGACTGGTAGTTTCTTTATGATCCTGGAAGGAGCTGCTTTGATTCTTTCCAGTTCTTTTTTCAGTTTTTCGGTTGCTGAAATCAATTTCTTTAATTCGGCCAAGACTGTCATAGTTGATTCGGATATGCGTGCTATCTTCCCGGTGAACGTGAAGTGTGTGTTTGTCATTGCTTGAATCTCTTCGCGCAAGTTCGATAACTCCGTCAGTAGTTGTTTGTTTTTCTTCTCCAGTTGCTTCTGTAACCGTTTTTCGTGTAACAGAGCGAGGAGAACGACAACCGTAAAAACAAGCTGCAAAACAAATAAAAATAAGTAGGTGTACGATTCCATGTCTCATAATTGATTTTAGTTATTAGTGTCGAAAGTGATAGATTTACGGTTCAGGCAATTTTTCACCCCGCAAAGAAACGGTTTCATGATATCCATTACGCGGGCGTTCTGCCTGATATCCTTTTCCATTTCGTTACATTTCTGCTGGAGTTCCCGGTACTGGCTCTCTACATCGTCGATCCGCTGTTTCAATTCCTTACGGTCATTCTTCATATCCTCGATCAGTCCCTGGTAAACCTCCTGTACTGACTTCATGGCATCAGCTTCCGCCTGTTTACGGGTATATCGGAGAGTGAATAGCCAAGTCAAACCGCCCGTACAAAGAGCAGTGATAATTGCTGTGATAATCGTTTCTGTCATATTCCTGCTTTTTATTTCCGTACAAAAGTGAAAATAATGACAGGAGCCGAAAAGGACATAAAAAAAGTGCCGGGAACCACCCCGGCACAAACAAACCCTAACCTGGGACTATAACCCAACGGCTGCCTTTTCAGCCGGTATGCTAAATTATTAATATTTAGACAGCTTTTCGATGTCTTTTTTCATCATCCGTAAAGTTCTGATTCGCCCTACAATCTGTGCCGGGGAAAGAGGTTCGCTCTCTTCATCGGTCAAATCGTCGATCGTTTCCTCTATCACCCGTATGTAGCAAGCGGAAACCGGTTCTGTCTTAATTTGCCACTGCTTTAAAATTTCGGCACTTTCATCTGTGATATGTGCGCCGTTTACTTCTATATCTTTCATGATAGTTCTTTCTTTAAACGTTCTTAATCGGTGTAGTCTCTAAGGTAGTGAAATCTATTGTTCCGGACTGCCGGTATATCCCGAGGGCGACTTTTCTAAACCGTTCGTAATTACGTCTGTCAATGGGCGATAACTGCCACCTCTTCATGTCTTTCATCAAATCCGGTATATTATTGGCACTATTATACAGACAGTTGTTTTTACCGTACTCGTGATGAAGTGATACAGACTGAAAATCACCGGAGAAAACAACCAACCGCAAACGTTCAAGTTCAAGGAAAGCAAGTTCACCCTTAACCTTCTCCACCTTATAGGCTCTTAATTCAATGGAAGGCGCGCCGTATTCACGTCTAACGAAAAATAGGATATCAGGATTATTTGTATTCATCTGGCACCTCCTTTTAAGTCTTCTAATTTAATATGTGAAATACTTGTTATACTTTCCAGTACCCCGTCGCATACACTTTTAACCCTTAATCCGCGGGAACCATCTTTCTTGGGTAAATTCAGGTGATAATACGGGCGATTCCTCCAGAATGTAATCCGGAAAATCCAGCCACGAACTTTAAAAGTAGCATTGCTTATTTTATAATCAATCTGTATCAGATCACCCGGTTTAAATTTACTTTCTTGTAGAAACATTTCCTGTATTTCTTCCTTTTCCTTCTTTATTTCCTCAATCCTTTTATCATTGTTTTGTAATTGAGTAAGTAACACTTGCTGATATTCAGTATATATCATTCAGCACCTCCTTTCTTTTCTATCTGGGGACGCTCTGAAAACCTATATATTCTTTTAACCCGGTAAATGAAAAAATAGGCTACTGGCTTATCATAGCCGTTATTATGCGTTTTAGTGTCCTGGTCTATGTGAATAAACCCGCTACCGGAAGATATCTTCAACAGCATTGTTTTAGGGTATTTCTCGTTCAGCTCCTTTACCTTTGCTTCCAGTTCAGTTTTAAAAGCATCAAAGGAAATTTCATCAGGGCAAAACGTATTAGCAAACAGGTTTGCAAACTCTGCCATTTCAGCACATTTTCGATTCTGTGGCTTATACTCGTTAAGCCTTATATAATAGGCTTTCATTTTCTTCCTCCTTTCTGTTCCTTCTTTGCCCGGTACACACAAACAACTGCACCTATAACAGCCGGCGGAAAAATAAAAGTAAGACAGAACCAAGCAATAGCTGATAAGTAATAAGCATCGGAAACCGAGTTTACGGAACAATCTTTTTCCAATTCCTGAAAATAACGATGTTGGATCGTGTTTACGTCCGTGCTACCAGTACGGAACGAAGGTACATAGCTTGTACCAGTTTGAAATTCTTTTTTCATAATAATGTGGTTTTGACTTAAAAAGAGAAAGGCGGTTACCGTTTCCCCAGTTCGTCAAAACCACATTGCTAACCGTCCGAAGAGCGGGTAATAATTAAAGGGAAAGGCAACCGCCTAATATTTTAAAGTAGACAATCGTCAGGCATTAAAAAAGCCCGTTTTTTATTCGAGCTAATAACCGAAGCTCTACGGGTTGCATTAGCAACATGGTTTTGACAGGGGCAAATGTCGGTATTAAAATCTGAACAAAAAAAAAAAAACGTTAATAAAAGTTTATTAGAAAAAGAAAATTTATCGACTCTATAATTCGTTACTTCGTAACAAAAACGCCCGCCAGAATTGGCGAGCGTTAATCTATTCTTATGGTTCATATCTCTTTTGGGTTTCACCCTCTTCATCACTTTCCTTTTTCATATTTCGCATAAATAAAGGAACTTTCTTTTCAACCTCTTCATTATTATTCTCTTTATCTTCCATGGCCGCTTTCTCCATGTCTTCAAAATCTTTTTGTGTTATAATTCCTTCTCGTATTTCATCATCAGAAACTATATCTTTACTTAATAACCAATGATATACATTTTGATTCGTGCTCTCATTTGTAACAACATACGCCTGCTCAAATTTCCACCGAAATTTTGCTAAATAATTCATGGCGTCTACCATAGAATTAAATTCCATTTTCTTCCCGGATTCATCTACCATAAACGTTTTGTATTTTCCAAAATAAGATGTTTTCTGCCCAAAATCTATTTGTATTTTAACTTTAGAGCTAAGCACTTTCCCTGTACCTACTATTTCACAAAACGTTCTGTGTCTCTCCTGTGCTACGGTTGTTGTTGTTAAAACAGCAAGCAATGTAATTAAAAACAATTTCTTCATAAATTTCTTATAAACTAACAATTCGCGATTTTAATTTATTAAATATATCACAAACAAAGGTATAAAAAAATATTACGAAAACCACAAAAAGAAGGGTAATTGAGTAAAAATACCTCATAAAAGTAAGCTTTATTGGCTCTAAAATCACATTTTTCGCGTAAAATTTTGGTCTAAATGTATATAAACGACTGAAAAACAGTCAAAAGATGAAGAAATTTTCAAAAACTAAAAAAATGATACCTTTCGAAGACCGAGCCGCTCAGAAGTCGGAAAGCAGTTGCCCTCCCCCTAAAAGGTGAAATATGACCTCTGGGGAGGGGTACCCGTAACCTGGTAACACAAAAAAACGCCGGAAAACCGATTTTCCAGCGTTACAAGGCAATTACCTTTTATTCCTGTTCTCTATCCATTGATCCACAAACGAATCGGCCTGCAGTGTCCGCTTGCCTCGTACTAAAGCTATCCAGCCGGGACGCATCAATAAGTATTTGAAAGCGTCGGAGAAATTGGTGGATAACATCGGTAGTTTTTTCGGTGCCAGCTTTTCGGACTTCTTCACTTTGAACACTACCTTAGAATTACCCCGGTATTTGATTTCAGCCTTTGCCTTTTCTACGGAACTAACCATTTCTTTACAGTTCATCGCATCAACCAGCAAGATAGGCAGGTTCTTGTTGGTACCGCCCATAATCTCCTGCATAAAGTCGTATTCCGTATCCTGCCGGATAACTGCCTGTTTGCGGCTCTTTAGGTTTACGATCCAGCCGGTACGGTTTCCGCTACCGTCTTTTTCTATGGCGTCTTTGATCTTACCCGCGTAATCCTCCTTCTGTTTCTCAAAGTTATTACCTGCACGGTCATAGTACAAATCCAGTTCTTTATATTCGTGGTTCTGGAAGAAAGTGAGGAACTGGTCGGCGATCTCCCGGAACCAGCCCGGCGGTATCTCAAAAAAGTTCTTATGTACCCGGTAATAAGCACCGTCCGGCTGACCGATCACCAAAGAAAGCATATTACCGAAGTCCATACCACCTTCAATCGCTTTATCATGGTGCAGGTACCGGAGCTCCCGCGAGCTGTAAGCGGCTTCTCCGGACATGGTACCGTTATAATACTTATGTCCTTCACCAAACAACACATAGAAACGTAAATCCCTGCGAAGACCGGGACGCATACCCACCACCGACTTTTTAAATTCGTGAAGCTCCAGCGTACCATTATACAACCGCTTTAAATAATCAATCGTAAGTATCTCCACATTAGCGAATGAAGAAGCGTTAAGAAAGAACGTTTGTCCTTTTCTCAACTTCAACAAAGCCCGGTCGTAATATTCAATATCCCGTTTCAAACGTTTCAGCTTCAAGGGGGAAGGCTTGTTCTTTCTTTGTTCCCGCAAAAGGGAAATTATCAAGTCATTACGTACGCTCGCCGCCTGTACTATTTTAATGATCCGTTCCGGGTCCATTTGCTTGACATACCGGAAAAACCAGTCGTACTCGTTTTCGTCGATATCCG